AAAAAAACTTGCCATGCGAATCACTTCCCTTGATTCGCAACGATTACAATATATAATGAAAAATGCGAATAGATAAGTCGTTGAAATCAAAGGGTTTTTTAAGGGGGGTTGACAGACCCCCCTTTTCTTGTTATACTACTAGTATAAACAATAAAGAGAGAGTTTTAATTATGGAGAAAATCGTGAAAACATTTAAGATGTATGATAATTCTGGAAAAGAAAATGCAATTAGGTTTGTATCTGCCCATAAAGGTGGTATTATGATGTATTCTAATCCAGGCGAGTTGGTTGCATGGGCTAAGACGCCAGAGATGATTGCTTATGCACTAAGAACAAAAGGTGCTGATGAGATAATCATGGGTAGTTCTTCAATGGACTTTGCTTCAGAGAATGGATTTAAGAATGATGAAGATGCCATGACACTTTGGTCAGAAGGTTATAATACATACCTTGACGAAGTCAATGCAGTCGGTGTGAAACCAGAAAATATTAATTATGGGAGTGCTATATAATGGGTTATTTTTATCAAGATTGGAAAGAAAAGAAAATGTTTGTTGAGAATAGTGAAGGTCAATTCGTAATGAACTTTGGTGAGGCAGAAAAGTCAATGATTAAAAATCTTGAAACTGCCTTTGTTCAAATTACAGAGGGTGCATCTGATGAGAAGTATGCCGCTGCAAATTATATTAGTTACCTTGCAGATTGTTTGAAAAAAGGTAAAGTTGAAGTGAAGTGGAATATCAGTTAATGGATAAGTTTGTTTTAGTATATGGTGGAACTAAAAAACAAAGAGAATTAGTTCACAATATTACTGATTGGTTTTGTGATAAGTTTTTTAGTAGATTCAAGTCTTATAATATTGAATTTGACCTTTGTAAAATAGAGGGTAATGTTCAAGGTTGGGCTATGGAGATTGACAAAAATGCATCTCATATTGAAATTGATAAAAGATTAAAAGGAGATGACTTCATTACTTGTGTTCTACATGAGTTAGTTCATGTTAAACAACAGTTCAAAAATGAACTAAAAGAAATGAAAGGTATTGAGAAAATGTGGAAAGGTGAAGTTCACATTTGTATTGACTATATGAACTTGCCTTGGGAAATCGAAGCTTATGCAATGCAAGAAACTTTATTATTAGAATGGAAAGAAAACAGATATGCTTAGTTTAAAAGAAATGATGATGCTTATGGGTATTGTAACTACAGACCCATCATTACCAATGGAGAAACCAAAACTAGTTGGTGTAAGTCCTATTCAAGCAACTTGTCTTGCAGAGAATGTTTATTTTGAAGCAAGGAATCAAGGAACTGCTGGTTGGAGTGCAGTTATTTCTGTGACTCTGAATAGAGTAAAAGATAAAAGATTTCCTAATACTGTATGTGAGGTTGTTAAACAAGGGCCTACAAGAGAGTCTTGGAAAAAGAATGGAACTCACTATCCTATCAGACATAGATGTCAATTTTCTTGGTATTGTGATGGTAAGAAAGATGTGATACATAAAAAAGATAAACGTATCTATAAAGAGATATATAATCTATCATATGTGTCAATGATTCCAGGCATTACTATATTGGACATTACAGATGGTGCAACACATTACCATGCAGATTATGTGTTTCCAGCATGGAGAAAGTCTAAAACTAAAACTGTGGAAATAGGTGACCACATATTTTATAAATGGGAGAAGTAATGTCAGATAATATAGTATCTCTTGCAGACCTAATAGAACAGAGATTGCGAAAACAACAAGAAATTGACTACTATAAAGAAACACTTCAAAAATTACAAATAAAGATTTCTGAGCTAGGAAAAGAAGTAGACATTACTACTTTAATTATTGATATGATTGAGGGTGAAAGAGTCTTGACATTAGACGAAAAGCGTGGTAATATATTACTATTAAATGATAAAAAGGATAAAAAATAAAAGTGATGGAAAGACAATTACTGTTTGGTTGTGATTTATTTACTAAAACTAATGTTGCAAATGAAAAACAATCATTAGATTTATCTAATCAAATTAATGATGCAAAAGAAAAAAACATATTAACTCAAGGTGGTAGTAATGATGGTTGTTGGCGTTCATCTGTAAGGTATAAAAGTGCTGAGTGGTTAACTAATTGTATGTTAGATACAGCAAGTGAGGCTACAATATACTATGCAGAACAAGATACACATTTTAGAAGTTTACTTAGTAAAAGTTTGAATTATGATTATTGGACAAATGTAAATGAAATAGGCTCTGGCAATGTTTTACATTCTCATAAATTCTTTTCTTCTTTTTCTGGAATATATTATATTCAAGGAGAAGATACAGGCGACTTAGTGTTTTATAATACACAAAACTTAATGTATGATTGTTATATAAAATCTCCATTTACTAAAAAGTTTAAAATGAATCCAAAAGATAATAGTCTAGTTCTTTTTCCAAGTTGGGTGCCACATGAAGTTGAAGAAAACAAATCTGATAGACAAAGAATTAACATAGCATTTAATGTAACAATAGGATAAATAATGAATATATTTTATCTACACGAAGACCCTATCCAAAATGCAAAGTGGCATATTGATAAACATATAGTCAAGATGCCTATCGAATATGCACAACTGATGTCAACTGCACATAGAATGTTAGACGGAGAAATGTATATTGATAGGACTGCAAACAATCGTAGAATTAAAAGGTGGAGATTAAATGATGAAAGAGAAAGTGTATTGTACAAAGCATCTCATATCAATCACCCATCAGCAGTTTGGGTTCGTGAATCTGTAGAGAACTATAATCAGATGTATAAACTCTACATGGCTACTCTTGCAGAATATACAAATCGTTATGGTAAAATACATGGTTCAACTAAACCATCTATGTTACTTATTAGACCACCAAAGAATATACCTATGGTTAAAGGAACACAACTACCTCAATGTATGCCTGATATGTGTAAGGTTAAAGACAATCCTATACTTGCATATAGAAACTACTATATAGTTGAGAAGAACTCTTTTGCGAGTTGGAAGAATAGGGAGATACCAGAATGGTTTCAGACGAAAGATATTATGAATACATGGGCAGGCGGTTAAGAGAAGAAGAAGAAAAAGAGGCCGTCATTAAAGATGAACATACACATACAAATGGTTTGATGTTAGATATGAAAGAACTAACAAAATGTCATTATGATGTACTTATTCGTAATAAAGAACTAATTGAAGAAAATGAAAAATTAAGGAAAGAGAATGCCGACTTACACAATAAAGGATAGCGACAAAGATGAAATATTTGATACTATTTGTACATATGATGAACTTCAAGAATTTCTAGAAAACAATCCTCAATGTCAAAAAGTTATTACTGCACCGAATATTGTGTCTGGTAATGGGCCTAAATCTGATGGTGGATTTAATGAAACTATGGCAAAGATTGCAGATTCACATCCTAACTCACCTCTTGCAGATAGGTATGGTAATAAGGGTACACACCAAAATATTAGAGTAAAGAACGTAGCAAAAAAACACAAACTTGTAGATGTCGCTGGACAAAATGTTACAAAACATTATGAAAAAAACAAATCTACGGGGCTGTATTAATATAAATAACAATGTATGGAACGCAATATATAGTGTATCAGCTTCCATATAGGGGTAGATAGAGGTCTTTCCTCTACTACTCCACTTTCATAAGGATATATTATGGCAAAACAAAAAGATATCACACACAATCAACTCTCCACAATTAAACCAATAACAGATAGTCAAAAAGAAGTATTTGAAACTTACAAGTCTGGTTTGAATCAATTTCTATTCGGTTGTGCTGGAACTGGAAAAACATTCATATCATTATATCTTGCACTTCAAGATGTACTAAAGAATGAAACTCCATACGATAAAGTTATCGTAGTTCGTTCACTTATACCTACAAGAGAAATAGGTTTCTTGCCAGGAGATGAAGAAGATAAGGCTGCATTGTATCAAGTACCTTACTCTAACATGATGCAGTTTATGTTTGAACAACCAAATGAACAAGCATTTGCTATGTTGTACGATAGACTGAAAGCACAAGGTAGTTTTTATTTTCTGTCAACATCATTCCTTAGAGGTTTAACTTTTGACAATAGTATAATTATAGTTGATGAGTGTCAGAATCTAAACTTCCATGAACTAGATACAATCGTTACAAGAGTAGGTCAAGATTCTAAGATAATGTTCTGTGGTGACTTTGGTCAGAGCGATTTAACAAGAATGAATGAGAAGAATGGATTAATGAACTTTCTACAAATTCTACAAGAGATGAAAGAATTTAATTGTACTGAATTTGGTATTGCAGATATTGTTCGTTCTGGATTTGTAAGAAACTATTTAATACAAAAAACTAAGTTAGGTATGGGATTAGATTAATTGACAAAGATTTATACACCACCAGCTAAAGATGGTTGGCCCGAATTTAAACAAACAAATCCAGTCAAAGTCAAAGTCTTGAATCACCCACAGATGCAAGAGTTTAATACAGACTTAGAAAGAGATATCAAACACGCTGGAGATAGACTAGAGCATACTACAGCTGCAAAATGTTATATGACTCAATGGGATATGGGTGACCATTACGAAACTTTTAAGATACTCGGTAATGCAATTATTAGTCTAGCAAAAACAATGCCTATGGCAGTTGGTACAAATGAAGATGGAACTCCAAGACAATATGGTTTAAGAATAGAAGACTTCTGGAGTTTAATATATACTAAAGGACAGATAACAAAAGCACATAATCATTGGCCTCATGTATGGAGTTTTACTTACTGTGTTAAAGGTTGTGAAAATTGTGCTCCTTTGGTATTTCCAGATGCAGATGGTTTAGAAGTAAAACCAACGCCTGGACAACTTATACTTTGGCCTTCATGGTTATACCATGAAGTACCAGAACAAAAATGTGACCATGAAAGAATTATGGCAGTAGGAAATTTAGATATAGATTGGGAAGAAACTAGAAAGTCTGTAACTGAACATAGACTTACACCACCACCAAAAGGGAGCAACGATAATGGACATTAATAAATTAAGAGAGGAAATAGAATATGATGAAGGAAGTGTTAACGAAATATACCTTGACCATCTTGGTCTGCCTACTTTTGGCATTGGCCATCTTGTTACTGAATGGGATGAGGAATATGGATGGAAAGTTGGAACGCCTGTCAGCGAAGATAGATGCAATGAATGTTTCGACACCGATATCCAAACAGTCCTCGCAGACTGCAACATCCTATATCCTGACTTTAATGAACTCCCAGAAGAAGCCCAGAGAATAATTGCAAACATGATGTTTAATATGGGCCGACCAAGATTGTCCAAATTCAAGGGCATGAAACGAGGAGTAGATGCGAGAGATTGGAACGCAGCTGCAGATGAGATGGTAGACAGCAGATGGTATCGACAAGTAACTAAAAGAGCAGATAGACTTGTTGAAAGAATGAGGAATGTCTAAATTCCCATATGGTGGATATACTCAAAGAGATTGGGAAAGAACAGTAGGGTGGGGTAAAGTTCCACCAGAATATAAACATGAAGAAAGTGATAATGATGAAAGAATACAACCACAAGACGATAAATCTCCCAGAGATAACAGCAACAACGACTGACGGAGTTCGTTTATACGAAACGCCAGAGGGTAATAAGTACCCATCAATCACTACAGTTCTTTCTGTAAGAAATAAGAAAGGACTCTTTGAGTGGAGAAAAAGAGTTGGCGAAGATGTAGCGAACTATGTTGCAAGAAAAGCTGCAACTCGTGGAACTCATGTACATCATATGTGTGAAGACTATCTAAACAATATGCATTTGAACTATCCAGATGATTGGAAGAAACATAAACAAAAGTTTTTACCATATGTTCTATTCAAACAACTTAGAGATTCAGTTCTGCAAAAAGTGAATAACATTTATGCACAAGAGTGTGGGCTCTATTCTGATAAATATAAGGTAGCTGGTCGTGTAGACTGTATTGCAGAATATAATGGAAAGTTATCTATTATAGATTTTAAAACTTCAACTAAAGAACGAAGTGATGCATGGAACGAGAGTTACTATATTCAGGCGTCTGCATATGCAGAGATGTTTGAAGAAAGGACTGGAATTGAAATCAATCAAATTTGTATTCTAGTTGTTACAGAAGATGGTGTTGTCCAAGAGTTTGTCAAAGATAAGACAGAGTATATACCCTTGCTTTCAGATACCATTAAGGAATGGGAAGAAAAAAATGAAATGGTTATTAGTACTGATATCGCTCAATCTGCATAGTGATGGCACAGCAGACCACTTTATATTTACTAATATGATGTATGATACTGTACAGTCTTGTCAAAGAACAGCACAAGTAAATATGCGAGTAATCCAAGAAGTGTCTATCAGAGAGTTTGATGGGCCTTCTAAAGTATATTGTTTCAGACAAGATAGATTCTTAGACTACATGAAAGCACTACCACCAAAACCAGAAAATAAACTTGATATTTAACATTGACTTTTTACGTTAACTATGGTACATTTATACTATGAACTTTTACACAAACATATCCCAATGGGGTAATACTCTATTATTACGAGAAGTAGTTAATGGAGAACGACTGACTCGTAGAGTTAAATATAAACCAACTCTTTATGCGCCTGTAGAAAAACCTACAGAGTGGAAGACACTTGATGGTGGCTATGTAACTCCAGTAAACTTTGACAACATGAAAGAGGCAAGAGAGTGGGTTGACAACTATAAGAATCAACCAGAAATGGTATTCGGTAGCACCATGTATCCTTATAACTTCATTGCAGAGTCCTATCCTAATACAGTAGAGTATGATATAGATAAGATACTTATAGTAACGATTGATATTGAAGTAGAATGTGAGAATGGTTTTCCAAGCCCAGAACAGGCAATAGAACCATTACTATCTATTACAGTAAAGAACCACCAGAGTAAAAAGTTTGTTGTCTGGGGTATTGGTAAGTTCAATAACAGTCGTGATGATGTAACGTATGTCGAGTGTGAAAGTGAACTACATCTTATTAAGGAGTTTCTCATATTCTGGGAGAAACATCAGCCTGATGTAATTACTGGTTGGAATACAGAGTTCTTTGATATTCCTTATCTATGTAATCGTATCACTAATCTTTGTGGTGAAGATGAAATCAAAAGACTATCGCCTTGGAGAAGTGTACACTCAAGAGAAGTTTTTCAGATGGGTCGTAAACATCAAGTGTATGAGATACAAGGTGTCGCTCATCTAGATTACTTTGACTTGTATCGTAAGTTTACTTATTCTGCACAAGAGTCTTATCGACTTGACCATATTGCCTTTGTTGAACTTGGTGAAAAGAAAGATGGTAATCCATACGAAACATTTCGTGAATGGTATACAAAAGATTATCAGTCGTTTCTAGAATATAATATTATGGATGTGGAACTTGTAGACAAACTAGAAGACAAGATGAAATTGATTGAGTTATGTTTGACTATGGCTTATGATGCAAAAGTAAACTACATGGATGTACTTGGTTCAACTAAGTATTGGGATATATTGATATACAATTATCTTATTAAGAAAAAGATTGCAATACCACAAAAAAAGAAATCAGAAAAACCAGAGAAGTTTGAGGGTGCTTATGTAAAAGACCCACAAGTGGGTATGCATAAATGGGTTATGTCATTTGACTTAAACTCATTGTATCCACATTTAATTATGCAATATAACATATCAACTGAAACACTTTACTCACAGAAGAAAGTGCCAGATATGTCAGTTGATAAACTACTAGATAGAAAGGTAGACACATCAATACTGAAAGGTGTTACACTTACACCTAATGGTGCATTGTTTAAAACAAACAAAAGAGGATTTTTGCCTGAAATGATGCAATCCATGTATGATGATAGAGTGAAGTATAAGAAACTCTTATTACAGGCAAAGCAAGAATATGAGAATACTAAAGAACCTAGACTACTCAAAGACATTTCAAAATATAATAATATCCAGATGGCTAAGAAGATTTCACTCAATAGTGCATATGGTGCTCTTGGGAATGTTTGGTTTCGTTATTATGATTTGTTGGTTGCTGAAGCAATTACTACTTCTGGTCAGTTATCCATTCGTTGGATTGAGCGTGCTGTTAATCAGTATCTTAATGATTTGCTTAAGACCTCTGGACATGATTACGTCATTGCGAGTGATACAGATTCGATATATGTTTGCTTTGACTCACTTGTCAGTAAAGTGTTTGACAAGGGAACGGAAACTAAAAAAATTGTCAAATTCTTGGATGACATTGCTCGACAGAAAATTGAGCCTTTCATTGAGAAAAGTTATCAATCTCTGCATGAGTATGTAAACTCTTATGAACAGAAGATGGAGATGTCTAGAGAAGTGATTGCAGACAAAGGTATCTGGACAGCAAAGAAAAGATATATTCTCAACGTATGGGATAATGAGGGTGTTCAGTATAAAGAAGCACAACTCAAGATTATGGGTATTGAAGCAGTTAAGTCATCTACGCCTGCACCTTGTAGAGAAAAGATTAAACAAGGTTTAAAGATTATTATGAATGGTACTGAAAAAGAAATCAATACATTTATACAAGACTTTCGTAAAGAGTTTTTAAATTTACCACCAGAGGAGATTGCTTATCCACGAAGTGTAAACGGATTATCAAAGTTCTCTGATACAAGTCAACTGTTTGCAAAAGGAGCTCCTATACATTGTAAGGGTGCTATACTATACAATCATCTAGTGAAGAAAAACAAATTAAGTAATAAGTATCCTTATATACAAGAGGGAGACAAGATAAAATTTATTAATCTCAAACAACCAAATATATATCAATGCAGTTCTATATCATTTATGACAAAGTTACCTAAAGAGTTAGACTTACATAAGAGTGTAGACTATGATGTACAGTTTGAGAAGTCATTTGTAGAACCATTAAACTTCATACTACAGAAGATAAACTGGTTAGTGGATAAGAGCTATGGCTCACAAGGTTCATTAGAAGATTTTTTTAATTAATTGCAAAACACTATTGACATTATGCGAATCATGTGTCATAATAAGTACATAATGAAAAAACATTATAAATACTTTTGTCTTAGTAAAATAAGATTTAATTAATCGCTACTTAAATAATAGCAAAAACAACAGATGTCGAAACATCAGAAAGGGCCATCATGCCTTCAAATATTATTGTGGATGTAAACTCCACCAACAAGTTTACAGAAGAAAATTTAGAAACATACAAAAAGTTAATTGTTCCAGAGGCATATCCATGGCTCTTTGGAGAAGACTTAATCCCAACATTAAAGGTATTTTCATCAGAAGCAATTGTGAATATTGATGATGTGAATTGGTTGGATACCAATACAACACAGACTGCTCGTAATGGTGGTAAGAATCCAAAGATTAAGGAAATTGCTCGTGATGTTGCTAGTTATGGGTTTAAGTTAACTAATCCAGCAATCGCATTATTTCGTAGGAAGAATGGACAGTTATTCCCTTTGAATGGTCGTACTCGTAAGGAAATCCTTGTTTCCAATCATGGATTTACTAATCTTATTGTTATCATTTATGAAGCAGTAGATGGTGCTACTGAAGATGAAATACAGAATGCTTGCTCTGCATTTGGATTATTAGCAAATTCATATTCTGACCCATCTGGTGATTTACAGTTGGAAGATGTATTTCGTGAAGTTCAGTTAGCAATTAAGAATGGTTGGGTTTCTTTTAGTGGAGAAGATACTGATAGGAATGAAGATTTATCATCAATTAGGAAGCGTGTAGATTTAGTTTGTGGTAAGGGTTGCTTTACTCCAACTAAAAGGGAACAGTTAGTGTATCGTATTTACAATACTAACAACCCACAGTATGTTGTAAAGTCTTGGAGTAGTGCTGGTGAAACTTCTTTATGGATGAAGAAGAATAATATTAAGACCATTGAACCAAAGGATGGAAAGAGGGGTATCAAGTATATTTGTTTATCTTCTGAAACTGGTGAAAAGTCTTTAATTGCTGCTGCAAAGGAGGCCTTTAAGTATTCTGATTATGATATTCGTGTGATTATTCATACTGGTACTTTGACAGGCTTTGACCTTGAAGAAAACTATATGTCCAAGATTAATAAGTTTCGTGATTTCTGGGATGCAACATTAGTAAAGTTAAGTTATGGTTTTTTTGGTAAGTCTAATCCAAAGAATAAACCGATTACTCTTTATGCTGTTCTTCCAGCGCTTTCATCTATTCACAACTTAGAGAAGTTAGTGAAGATTGTTACTCCAGATTTAGAGAATAATATGACTGGGCTTGAACAGTCTGATGATGGTGGAAAGATTCTTTTTGATCTTGACGAAGCTGCTTAATGAATCTGTTTGATTTAAACAAAGAAGAAATATACCAGAATACAGTTCGTGTTCTGGTATATCCAAATATTACATTCCAAAAAGATTTAGAAAAAGATAGCTATATTCAAGTTATCAAAAAACAAATAAAACTGCTTAATGAAATTCGTGATGACCTATGGTTCTATCTCATACTACCATGTCCAGTTCCATCATTAAAATTTGATAATGTAACACAATGGTACATGGACTTTGAAACGTACCCTCAATCCATGAGGTCGAATTTCAGAGTAGATGTAATAAGAAAGATGCTAAATAATACTTTAGACTTTGATTTGATTATGTCGCATCTACCAGAACATACACACCAACTAGTAAATACCATGTATAATGTAACACATCATATTCCTCCAGTATTCGGCTATACTCATTGGACAGATGTTAAACAAGTAGTTGCATGGCCTAAAGATAGTTTCCTACAGAATATTACTGGATTGTTAGAATATGATAGGTGTTACTTAAATACACAATATCAAAAAGAATTGATACTAAATCAATCCAAAGAAACATTTAATGATAAGACTATAGAAAGATTAGATGATATTCTAACAGTTCAACACTTAGGAGTTGATGTTGATGATATCATAGATAATATTAATGAATCACCAGAAAAGATTATTGTTTTTAATCATAGACCAGATACTTATAAACACTTCAAGCAGTTTATAGCTCTTACAGATAAACTATGGGAAACAAGAAAAGACTTTAAAGTATGGGTGCCGTTATTAGATAAACCAAATAGAGAATATGTAATTACAGATAAAGGTGATAAAAATTTCTACTACAATAAACTTAAAACTTGTTGTGTAGGATTTTCTCCTAAACAAACTTATGGTGGTTGGTCTGTAGCAACTACAGATGGAATGATGAATGGTGTACCATATGTCATGTACAACGACACATACTATAAAGAGTTGAACTCTAGTGCAGACTTCTTTACTACAGATGAAGAAGCTTTAACTTTACTTAACTCTTATTTAGATACAGAAGTTAGAAATATCCAAGCACAAAAATCAGTTGATTATTTAAGAAAAAATCTTATATACATAGATAAGATGATGGAAATGAGTACCTATATGGATAGTTTATTATCAAAACAAAAGGTTATGGGCGATAGTGATAAACTTAAAGATATTATAAACTTCATTCGTGATAATAAATCTGTTACTAAAAAAGAATTAATAGAATGGGTTGGTTGGGGTAGAGGAATCAAATGGACTCCTTATCGTAGAGCTCTAATGAAACACCCAAATATATTTGATGTTGTTGATTCAGAACCAAAATATGTATGGAAAGACTCTTGACTCTATAGTAATATTGTGTTATAAATAGAGTATGGTTTGTTGATACAATCTGAAGAATGGACAAGACATGGGGGCAGTACCCATCAGCTCCACCAAATCTTTATAAACGAATTTGGGGCTGAAATAGGATCGATTGACATGGATAGGAAAGAGTAGAATCATAGGTTGAACGCTTAATAGTTCATTTAAGTAAATGCAAACGATAATTTTGCAATCGAGGGTTATGCACTAGCTGCTTAATCTCATGGAGTTCGGTGGGTACTTAGCAACAGAAACCCACCACGAATTTTAAAGAGGTGAATATGAAATACATTTATGATACTTGGGAATCTATAATGAACCATGATAGAAACCCACTCAAGAACATTCCAGATACAAATACCAGACATATGATAATGCAAGTACTAGCATGGATGTGGTGTATTGCATTTAGTTCATACTTTAGTAGTATGTGGATAGTTGGTATAACTGCAATCGCACACATTATCATTCTAGCTGCAATTGCAGTTACAGTTGCAACATTTGAAACTGCAAAAAGAAACCCAAAATACTTTGGTGGACTTGGTAGAGCAAATGGTGGAGAACACGAATAATTGTTAATTTTATATTGACAGATACATTATATTATGT